ATAATAGCTATGTCTGAATATAAAGGTATAAAGGGGTTTCAAGTTCAAACCCGTACAGAAGATCCAAGTCCAACTGAGGTGCAGACTGGAGACTTTTATTATAACTCTGCAACAGGACAATTTAGAAATATTGTTGCAGGAGTTGGAAGTTGGGCTAGTGGTGGAAACGTAAACACAGCTAGGACACATGGCGGTGGAGCAGGAAACTCAAACAGCGCTGCTTTATTTATCGCTGGACAAGAGCCAACTCCATCCTCTCATACTTTTTCTAAAAAATGTGAAAGTTATGATGGATCTAGTTGGACTGAGGTAGGTGATACTAATAACAACATTCATTACCTTACTGGAACAGGATCAAATACAGCAGCAATAATTGCTGGAGGAAATAGACAACCAGAAGGTGATAACTCTGTAAACGCAGAAACTTGGAACGGAGCATCTTGGACAGAAGTAGGTAATTTGAGCGTTGGTAGAAACGGAGTTGCTTTATTTGGAACACAAACTTCTGCTATAGGTGCAAGTGGATATTCTCCTGCAGTTAGCCCAAGTTATGCACGTAATGTTGAACAATGGAATGGTGCTTCTTGGACAGAAATTGCAGAGGTAAATTATGGAAAATATGGTGGAGCAGCCGCAGGAACATCTGTTTCAACTGGTTTAGTATTTGGTGGAGAAAATCCTGGAATGCCTGCTCAACAACAAAATACAGAGTCTTGGAATGGTGCTTCTTGGACAGAAGTTGCAGATATGGCAACAACTAGATCTTGGGTTTGGTCTGGAGGAACGGCAACGGATGCATTAGTATCAGGAGGTCAACCACCAAGCGCTAATACAGAACTTTTTAACGGAACATCTTGGACAGAATTAAACAATTTGTCAGAAACAAAAGCATATGCAGGTGGAAAATGTGGAGTGGACAGCACAAGTTGTATATGGGCTTCTGGGTCTCCATCATCACCAAGTATTACGAAAAGCACTGCGACAGAGGAATGGACTAAACCTGATTTTGAAATTAAATCGGTGACAACAAGTTAATTATGATTTATAAACAAGCAAAAGGAGGAAGCAACTATGGCATATAAATACTGTACAGCGACTAACTGGGGCAAAAACTTTTTCACTCACGAAGAGAGAAAACAGTTTCACCTTTCAGGTCATCCTGGTGAAGTATGGGTTGTAGGCGATAATCTTTATGGTGATCAATGGATCGGTAAAGTGAATGGTGCTATTAAAACAAAGGAAGAAGCACAAGCTATCGTTACTGGTGAAATCGAAGCAGCACAAACTGCTTGGGATGCATTACCCGCTGAAGAACAAGAGCGAAGCCCAAGACCAGTAGTATATAATCTTCCATAGTCTTAACCTATGGCTAAGTATTCGGATATAAAAGGATTTACAGTTCAAACACTGGCAAGTGATCCTGTTGACTCTGCTATTCCTGGCGGAACATGGGCGAGTGGTGGTGCTTTAAACACTGCAAGAAATACTAAAGGTAGTTCTGCAGGCACTCAAACACAGTCATCTGTTTTTGGTGGTCAGACTGCACCTGGATTTTCTAATGCTCATGAACAGTACAATGGATCTGCATGGACAGAAACAACTGAAATAAATACAACAAGATATGCTAACGCCGGAGCAGGAACTTACACTTCCGCTCTTTGTCCAATCGGTGTTAATCCTAGCACGACAAGAGTTAACAATAATGAATCCTGGAATGGATCATCATGGACAGAGGTGGGAGATGTAAATACCTCAAGACGAGGAGGTGGTGGAACAGGTGCTTCTAACACAAACGCAATAATTTTTGGAGGCGCTGAATTTGATTCTCCTCCTGGATCACAATCAGCTAAAACAGAAAAATGGAATGGATCATCATGGACAGAGGTAGGAGATTTAAGCACAGCTAGATCAACATCTGGTTCTGCTGGAATAACAAACACAGCTGCTTTATTTTTTGGACCGCCAGCTAAAACAGAACAATGGGATGGTAGCTCGTGGACTGAAGTTGCAGAGTTAAATACAGAAAGACAGTTCGCAGGTGGAGCTGGAGCGTATACGGCAGCTTTAGCGATAGGAGGAGATACAGATCCAGGAATAACTGGAATAACAGAATCTTGGGATGGAACATCATGGACAGAAATAGCTGATCTTGGAACTTCGAGAAGACAAAGTTTTGGTTCAGGAATTAACACAGCAGCTTTAGCAACAGGTGGATATACAACTACACAAGTTGCTAACACAGAAGAATTTACAGCACCCGCAGTGTTTAATCAAAAAGTCGAAGGACAATTATATTTTAATTCATCAACAAACACTTTTAAAGAAACAATAAAAGATGCAGCCACTGGAACTTGGGCTTCAGTTGCAAATTTAAATGTTCAAAGTTCTCAAGGGAGCACAGGAGCAGGTAAATCTAATTCAGCTGCTTTAGAAATAGGTGGTTACTTCAACCCTCCTCTTCAATACTATGCAACAGTTGAACAATTTAATGGTTCATCATGGACTGAAATTGCTGATTTAAATGAAGGAAGATCTTATGGCGCTGGCGGTGGTTCAGTTACAAGCGCATTAATTGCAGGTGGAACAGATGGATCAAATTTAGCTACAACTGAATCTTGGGATGGATCAAGTTGGACAGAGACAGGAGATTTTAATAATGCAAGACAAGTTGTGGCAGGAGCTATTCCTTCTAACGCAGATGGTATTGCAATGGGTGGATACGATGGTTCTTACAGAGCATATGTAGAAACTTGGAATGGCTCAGCTTGGACTGAAACAACAGATTTAAATGCAGCTACAGGATATAACACTGGTTCTGGAACATCGACAGCTGCCCTTTCTTTTGGTGGTGAACCAACTCCTAGAGATAGAGTGGAGAGTTGGAATGGAAGTTCTTGGACTGAAGTAGCAGAGATTAACACAGCAAGAGCACAAGGTGGATCAAGTGGTGAGGGCACAAACATTAGTACAATTTATTTTGGTGGTGAACCTCCTCAAAGAGCTAATACAGAATTATGGAACGGAACGTCTTGGACAGAGATAGCAGATCTTGCAACTGCTAGAACTGGAGTAGGCGGAGGAGGAGTTGCAACAAGTGCTATAGCGATTGGCGGAAATCCAGGATCTCCACCTTACGCATTAGCTGAAGCTTTTACTGCATCTCTAACTAACAAAACAATTACATCGAGTTAATTATGGCAACTTATAAGGAAATAAAAGGCGTAACAGTACAAACAAGAGATGAGGATCCAACTGTAAATGCAGGATCTTGGTCATCTGGTGGTAGTTTAAATACAGCTAGAAAAGATTTAGGATCTTTCGGTGATGGGGCTAACAATGGAATTGCTGTTGGTGGTTATGGCGGAGGTTCAGCAAACGCTGGAAACTACGTAGAATCTTATAACGGAACATCTTGGGCTGAAACAACCGAAGTTAATGCAGGACGTGGTTGGTCTCCAGCTGGAGCAGGAACTCAAACGGCAGGAGTTATAACAGGCGGACAACCTCTACCTCCTGGTAGTGGATATATAGGTATCACTGAAGAATGGGACGGATCATCATGGTCAGAGTCAGGAGATTTAAATATAGCCAGAGCTTATGCTAATATGACAGGGACACAAACAGCAGCAGTTGCGTTTGGTGGAAATAACCCCAGTCCAACAGCGTCTCGTACTGATACTGAAAATTATAACGGCACATCGTGGACAGAAGCTAATAATATGAACACAGCTAGAGATGACAATAGTCTATCGGGTAGAGGAGCCCCTTATACAAGTGTCATATCTGTTTTTGGGACTTCTACAGAAATTTGGGATGGAACAAATTGGACAGAAACTTCAGAGGCAAATACTGGTAGAAAATCGGGATCTGGTGCGGGAGCATCTTCATCTTCAGCAGTTATTTATGGTGGATACACTAGTCCTCCAACAACCTATTATACTAGAACAGAATCATGGAACGGAACTGCTTGGACAGAGGTAAATGATTTATCTGCTGCTCGAGGCGCTGGAGGGACAACAGGAGGCACATCTCAAAATGCAATGTATTTTGGTGGAGAGCCACCAAGTTATACAGCAGCTACAGAGGAATGGTCTTTTCCTGCAGGACCTCACTTAAATGAAGGTGATTTGTTTTTATCTGGAGGCGCAACGTTAAAAGGTTTTGGAAGAGCGGCTGGGATACCAGCAGCGACTTTTGCTTCAGGTAGTAATTTAAATACAGCTAGAGGCTATCACGGAGGTTCGGGCACTGACCACGAAGCTTTATTAGCCTTTGGTGGAACAACCGGTACTGCTGTAAATAATGTTGAGCAATATGATGGCTCAAGTTGGTCGGAAGTTGCAGAGATTAATACTACAAGAGCTAATTTAACTGGATTTGGTTCTAGCACAGCCGCTATTGGAGGAAACGGATCTACACCTGATAAATCTCAAGTAGAAAGCTGGAATGGAAGTGCTTGGACTGAAATAGCAGAATTAAATACTTCAAGAAGTGATTCGGCTAGCGCTGGTGTTCAAACGAGCGGAATGGTTGCTACAGGCACACCGGTCCCAGGAAACCCTGCTCTTCAACCAGGAGGAACCTCATACGTCACTGAAACTTGGAACGGTTCAGCGTGGACAGAAGTAGGCGACACAAATACAAAAAGATTACAAGCGGGAATGGCCATGGGTGGTTCAGTAACTGCTGGTATAATAGCGTCCGGTGAGGATGGACCAGGATCAAGAACTGTAAATGCTGAAACATGGGATGGAAGTTCGTGGACTGAAGTTGGTAATCTTTCAAATGCAAGAGGAACACTTTATAATTTTATGGGTCATTCAACATCTGCAAACGCGGCAGGTGGATATAGTGGAACAGCTAGATTAGCAACCAATGAACATTGGAATGGAAGTAGTTGGACAGAAATAAATGATTTATCTACAGCTAGAAATGCAGCTTTTGGTGCAGGTTCAGCTGTTAACGGAGCAGTGTTTGGTGGAGATACTGGAGATTATCAAAGTGCTACAGAAGAGTTTATAGCAGACGCTACGTTATCTACAGTAACCGTATCGTAGACTTGACCTTTATATAGAAAGATATATAAAGAGATTAGAATGAATAAAGGAGACAGAATGTCAAAAGAAAAACGTAATATAGCTACAAAGCTAGAAACAGAGTCAAAGTATTTAACAAACATCTTAGATAAAGATGATGTTAAAAATTTTAAGAAATTAATTCCAGAGTTACAAGATACATGGATGAAGAAACAAATGTTTCGTACAGAAACAGAAATGAGATTTTCTGTGTTGTCTGATAATAAATATCCAACCAAAGCTGCAAAGTATTGGCAATCAGTAAGAGAGCAGAATACACACTTTGAAAACTTAGTACATTTATCTTTTGACGCTAGGAAGAATGAGGTTGAGATAAAGAAACTACAAAGAGATATTAAAAAAGAAAAAGACCCATTAGAGAAAGAACTCAAACAAGTAGAGCTAGAAGAAAAATTATATAGTAAAGCACAAATGGAACTAGTGGCTAAACATAGAATGAGAGAAGTAGCAACTTGGTCTAAACTTAAAAAAGAGTTTGATGATGGTAACTTTGATAAAAACGATGTAAACACACATCAGGCTAAGTCATACCTGTTAAGATTTCAAAGACAAAAAGAAACAATTACTCCTGGTACAACACAACCAGAAGTGTTTAACATACTTGGACAGTTAGAAGCTTTAGAAAAAGGTTTAAGAGAAAACACTTTATCTTTAGACAGTAAAAAAACTAAAAAATTAAAATGAAGTTCGACTTTGTTTATTTAGGTCAGACGGTTTTAAAATACCAAGTTCCCCTAGAAGTATTTGTGGGTCTTAATGAAATCTACGAAAGACAAAAGAAACAATTACCAAAAGCCAACAAACAATTAGTAGGTAAGATCCAAGACGAAGTATCTTTATTTTATTCAGGCCCTAACAACGATAAAATGTATCAGCATAATTTTTTACCTGATGATATATTAAAATGGTTTCATAGTATCTTTGATCACTACACAAATTGGAACAAGATAGGTCCAACACAAAAATCTATAAATTCTATTTGGGTTAATGAAATGAAAGCCCATGAATATAATCCTGTGCACATTCACCAAGGTAAACTTTATACAGGTTTATCTTCTGTAATGATTTTAAAATTACCGAAAGAAACAGGTGTAGAATATTCAGCTGAAGATAAACCTATGAATGGAAGATTACAAATTATAGGTGCAGCGAACGGACAATTTTCTAAAACAGATTATTCACCTAACATGAAGATCGGAGACTTTTATGTTTTTCCCTATGACATGAGACACTGTGTATATCCATTTAACGGAACCAAAGAAACAAGAAGAACATTAGTTTGTAATGTAGATGTTGATTATAATCCTGTATCTTCTAGAACTGGATCGGGGCAACAAGAATGATACCTAAAATGCCACGATGGCAATCTTATGTTGCCACAACTACACAACCCATTTTTACACCTAAACAGTGTAAAATGATTATTGATGCTGGTCATCAATGTGCACCTGAAGAGGCCAAAGTAGGTGGAGGTGATAAAGGTAAATACGATACTAAGAAACGAGTGACAACTATATCTTGGATACCTTTTAGTAAATTACCACAGATGTATAAAGTCATTGAGAATCAATTATCTATTGTAAACTTAAACCATTTTTATTTTGATGGTGTAACACTTACAGAACCAGCACAGTTTACTGTATATCCTAAAAAAGGTTTTTATGATTGGCATATGGATCTAAATGCATTTGGTCAAGAGGGCCAGAATCCAATTAGAAAAATATCTATGACTTGTTTATTATCAGATCCATCAGAGTTTACAGGTGGCGATCTTATGTTCTCAGATGCTGGTGGAGAACAAAAACCATTACAGTTAAAACAAGGACAAGCGATATTCTTTGCATCATTCTTAAGACACAAAGTTTCACCTGTTAAAAAAGGTGTAAGAAAATCTTTGGTGATGTGGTTTGGAGGACCACCATTTAAATGAACAAATTAATTGATAAAGTTATTAAATGGCATCAAGATAGAAATCTTATAAAAGGAAGCACAGATCAAGCTCAAATTTTAAAACTTATAGAAGAACTAGGTGAACTTAGTAACTCTGTTTGTAAAGGAAAAGATATAAGAGATGATCTTGGCGACATGATGGTTGTTATGATTAACATTATGAAAAGAAATAATTTAACCATGGAGGAGTGTTTAAGTGTTGCTTACGAAGATATTAAAAATAGAAAAGGTAAAATTATAGATGGAGTTTTTGTTAAATGAGTCAACTTAAAAGAAAGATATTATTTCCAACTGCTGTTTATTATAAAGATATACCTAACGCTAAACAACTTAATAAATATCTTTTCAAAGAAATAAAGAAGTGGCGTAAAGCAGATCCTAAAGGAGAAACAAAAACAAACTCTGGTTTTGGTTGGCATAGTAAAACAGATATGGATAAGAGAAAAGAATACAAACCTCTTATCGATGAATTATTTAAAATGGCTTACGAGTGCAATAAAGATTATGGTATTACAGGTAAACTAGGACTTGGTAATATGTGGGCTAATATAAATCCTACGTATAGTTATAATAAAACACATACACATCCTAATTCTATGTGGTCAGGTGTGTACTATATTAAAGTGCCTAAGAACTCTGGTAAGTTATTTTTAGAAGATCCTAGACCAGGACCAAATACTTACATGCCTAGAAGAGAAGATAATCTACCAGAACAGTTATGGAGAGTATGTGCTTATGAACCACTAGAAGGACGTATGCTCTTTTTTCCATCTTGGCTCCCACATGGTGTTGATATAAATATGAATACAGACAAAGGTGAAAAGAACTGGAGAATATCTGTATCTTATAATTTTATACAAATATGACAACTTTAATTTATGCTAAATTACCTTTTTCACAAATAGAATACATAGATAGAGAAGAATTTCATAATGTGGAAAAAGAATTTAAAAGTAGATTAGTTGAGTCTATTAAAGAACATGGAATTGTAGATCCTTTATATGCAGAAGTAGGGAATGATTATGGAAGGTATATAAAAATAATTGTAGGTAATAATAGAATGGCTGTAGCTAAGATTTTAAAAATAAAAACAATACCTGTTATTGTTAATATCTATGATCCTACTTTTAAATTAGAGGGACGTGAGTTAAAAACTGATGATGAGATTAGAGAATTGTTTACACACAAAACTGTTCAAATAAGAAGAGGTTCAGATGGAAATATTGATACTATTATGCCTCCTTATTATGACTTAGTATATAAAGATTATGAGTTTCAAGAAGAATAAATATCAAGTTATACGTGGTGCTATATCGAAAGAGGTAGCAGATATAGCTTATAGGTATTTACAAATATCAGCTGAAGCAGATCACTGGATGTTAAACAATGGTGTAACTCATGCTGGCAATAAACTTGTAGGTAATTTTAAAGACCCACAGGTTCCAAACTCTTACGCTAAATATAGTGATAGGTTAATGGAAACATTGCTAGTCAAGACTATAGCTGTGATGCAGAAGAAGACAGGACTTAAATTAGTGCCTACTTATTCTTACACAAGACTTTATAGAAAAGGTAATATCTTAAGAAGACATAAAGATAGACCTAGCTGTGAGATATCAACTACACTAAACCTAGGTGGAGATGCATGGCCTATATTTATCGATCCTACGGGGTCTAACAATGTCATAGACGAGTATAAAGAGATACACAAGCCTGGTGCACCCAAGGGTGTAAAAGTAGACCTAAAACCAGGAGATATGCTTATTTACTCTGGATGTGAATTAGAGCACTGGAGAGAGCCTTTTCAAGGCGAATTATGTGGTCAAGTATTCCTACACTATAATCATGCAGATGGACAGTTTGCAAAGTCTAATTTGTATGATACAGAAGGTATCTTTTTTACCAGGAATAAATAAACAGGTCACACCTACAGGTGGAGAGGCGCAGTGGGTAGACTGTGATAATGTTCGTTTTAGGTATCAGCTTCCTGAAAAAATAGGAGGTTGGAAACAATTAGGTGCGGACAACGTAACTGGTGCAGCTAGAGGATTACACCAGTTTACTAATAGTGCTGGTCAGAAGTTTTCTATTATAGGAACAAACAGAATTTTATATGCATACTCAGGTGGTGTGTTCTATGATATCCACCCTATTAAATCTACAAGCACACTTACTAATGCATTTAGTACAACGAATGGATCAGCTGAAGTTACCATAAACTTTTCAGGTGATCATGGTATTCAAGCTGGCGATATAGTTTTATTAGATAATTTTTCAACGATCACAAATTCAGATTTTGCAGCCGCTAATTTTGACGATATAAGATTTATGGTTACAACGGTTCCTGCATCTAACACCATTACTATTACGATGCCGTCTAATGAATCAGGGTCCGGGGCATCAGAGTCTGGAGGTATTAGAGTTAGACATTATTATCATGTGGGTCCTGATGTGCAGGCACAAGGTTTTGGTTGGTCACTAGGAACTTGGGGTGGTCAAGAGGTTGGAGCTTTTTCTACAACTCTAGCTTCAGGTATTACAGACTCTGCAACAAGTATAACTTTAACAGACGCATCACAGTTTCCAACATCGGGTACAAACTTTATACAAATAGGAACAGAAGAAATATCTTATACAGGCATCACATCCAACACCCTATCAGGAGTAACACGAGGTGTGAGAAATACTACAGCCGCATCACACTCAGGTGGAGCAACAGTTACAAGTTCAACAAACTTCGTAGCATGGGGTGAAGCCGCATCAGGTGACTTAGTTATCGAACCAGGATTCTGGTCACTAGATAACTTTGGTGACAAAGCGATTTGTTTAATTTGTAATGGTGAAGTCTTTGAATGGGATTCATCTATTACAGCTGCTACATCAACAAGAGCTTCTATTATTTCAGGTGCACCTACAGCATCAAGACACATGTTAGTATCAACACCGGATCGACACTTAGTATTTTTTGGTACAGAAACTACAATTGGTACAAAGACTACACAGGATGATATGTTTGTTAGATTCTCTGACCAAGAGGATATAAATACTTATGCACCTACAGCAACTAATACAGCAGGTACACAAAGACTAGCTGACGGATCAAGGATCATGGGAGCTATTAGAGGTCGAAATGCAATCTACGTTTATACAGACACAGCTTTGTTTACGATGCGTTTTGTAGGTCAACCGTTTACCTTTGCCTTCGAGCAAGCTGGTACGAACTGTGGATTAGCGGGTAAGAATGCAGTTGTTGAAGTAGATGGTGCAGCTTACTGGTTATCAGAGAATGGTTTCTTTAAATATGCAGGTTCACTAGAGTCTTTACCATGTTTAGTTGAAGACCATGTGTACGATGATATTAA